TTAAAGGGCATTGTTTCCTTTATCAATCACGTAAAGCAACTCAAGAAGAGAATAGAGAACTTTTAGATAAATGGATTGCTCGTATTACACTTGAACACCCACATACTAAATATGTATATACTTATATTGAAGATAGTGGTATATGGTGTTATAAAGTAGTAATGAATAAATTTTAATAACTAAATAATAAACAAATGATAATCTTAAATAGTTGTTTTTTTATAGATATAAATACTTGTCTTATTACTACTAAAAGCGGTAACTCTTACCCTTTAAGTCTAAAAGATTGGGTTTTTAATGATGTAGTAATATCACACATTAAAGATAGTCAATATAAGAAAGTTTGCCTCATTGCTGACAGAGGTATTACAGAAATTGCTAATATTAGACGATATGAGCATCTTATTGATTTTATAAAAGAACAACTTTTTAAGATACTTGATTTTCCTATAGAAGTAATATTTCACCATTCTAAAGATGGTTATTTTAACTATCCCTTTCCAGGAGGTATATTATCTTTTGTTATAGAGAATGATATAGATTTAATGAGAAGTATATATGTAACTGATAACAGAAAAGCTTTTAACCTTTCGGGTATAAGAACAGGATATTCTGCATCACAATTTATATTAAATGGTTAAGAATGATTATGGTTATGCTCTATCTAAAGAGTTTAAGACAAGGAAAGGAGATATCTATACTTTAGATACTATTGAAGAACCCAGACCTGTTTACTTTCCTAAAAAATCTATGGAAGAAGAGGTTATGTATTCTCCTAACTCTCTTTCCTTTATTAATACTTCAGAACTTACTAAGACTGCAAGATACTTTGAACAACACGGAGTTTATACTAAAGCTGATCCTGTTTATGATAAGTATGCTTATAATAGATTTTGGGATGAAGAAGAAGAACGTAGAAGACATGGAATGACTATTCCTGGAGAACTCTATAAAGATGATGATGGAGTTTTTCATTTAAGAAATATACACGTAACAGGAGAACATTATGGTTATCTTAATTACGGAAGAATAAATAGAGTACCCGAAGAATTACTTATACAAGATACAGATTCTTCAGAGGAGTACTTTGATGAAATAAGTCAACAAACACAAGCTGGTGCTAAAGAAGTTACCTTTCCTGATTTTTGGGATGGTGACTTTTATTATTTTAAAGCTATTGAACTAGCACGTAAACTAGGTAAACATTTAGTTGTAGGAAAAGCAAGAAGAAAAGGATACAGTTACAAAAATGGTTGGATATGTGCTAATCGTGCTGATCTTTATCCTGATTCTGTAACAGGTATTACTGCTTATGATGCTGATAGTTTATATCCTAAAGGCACGTTTAGTATGGCTGATGACTATCTTCAATGGATATATGAACATACAGATTGGAGTAAACGTAGGTTACGAGATAGTAAGGAAGGATTTATTAAATTTGGATATAAATATAAAAGTTCTTCTTCTGTAGAACGTGGATATAAGTCTAGTATTATTGCTGTACCATTCGGTCCTGCTCAACCAGGTGCTATGCGTGGTAAAGATGCAGCATTAGTTATTGTAGAAGAAGCTGGTAAGGCTCGTAACCTTGCTGATTTTTTAGAGAGTACTCTACCTACACTTAAAGCTGGTAGATTTATTACAGGTCTAATGATTGTCTTTGGTACAGGTGGTGGTGATGATGCTTTTTGGGAACACTTTGAAGAGTTATTTTATGACCCTGCTAGTTCTGATTTTCTATTATTTGAGAACCTTTTTGATAAAGATGCAGAAGAAGAAGGCTGTGGTTTTTATATGCCAGATTTTGCTAATAAAGAAGGTTTCTATGATAAAGATGGAAACAGTATGACTAGAGAAGCAGCAACTTATGAAATCAGTATTCGTAAGATGCTAAAGAAGAAAGGTAAGATAAAGAAACTACGAGATAGAAGTATGGAGTATTCTTTTTCTCCTTCAGAAGCTTTTAGTAGAAGTTCTGATAATATCTTTCCTAGTGAGATTATAGAACAATGTATATCTAATATTAAAAGAAATGCTCTTAAAAGAAATTTAGGTAGGTCAGGATTATTAGCTTATAATGAACGTGGTAATGTTATATTTAAAGATGCTAGATTTTTAGAAGAAGCAGAACTACTTAGGTTTCATCCAGAGATTAATGATTTAAAACTTAAACCTTCAAAAGATAATCATGGTTCTTTTGTACAATTCAGAGCACCTTATAGAGATGCTAATGGTAATGTTCCTGATAATCTTTATAGAATTTGGCATGATCCATTTGGTATAGATAAGGACAATAAAGATATGACTAGTAAGCATTCTTTTGGTTGTACTTACGTTTATGAAAGAGTAAATACTTTTACTAAAGGAAGAGGAGGAAAACTTGTAGGGGTTTATATAGGTAGACCTGAAACTACAGATGCATATAACGAAATATTATATAAGATAGCCCAGTACTATAACGGCAAAATACTATATGAAAAGAATACAAAAGGTACTTATGATTTCTTTAGACAAAGAGAAGCTTTACACTATCTTACAGAAGAACCTGTTAGTATCTTTGATAAAGAGAATGAAGGTTCTATGAAACCTAATTATGGTATTCAGATTAACGACCAACGTAAAAGGGATGGTGCTGTATATCTTAAAGATAAGCTATTAGAGAAAGTTGATACTGATGAACATGGAAATGATATATTGTTTGTGCATCAAATTCCAGATATAAATCTATTAAAGGAGTTACAAAAGTGGAGCTTAAAGGGGAACTTCGATAGAGTAAGTACGCTGATAGTAGGAATGTTTGATATTAGGGAACAGTATTTCGTAGAGGTAGAAGATACAATGCCTACAACAGATATGGAAAGTTTCTTTAATAGAGAAATGTTTTAAGCTTTTATTTGCTTTTCTGCTATTTATTTTTAACTTTGTATAAACAAGCTAATAATGTCTATACCTACTCAAAAACTTTCACAAGATAACAGATACGAATTAACTGATATAACAGGTCTTAACAATATAGAAGAAACAGCAGAACATTATTTAGATAGTATAGTTGCTAATGAAGAAGAAAGCGAAATAGTAAGACTATATAGAATGCTGGAAAATGAAGTTAATGAAGAAGATTATAATTACATACTAAATCCTTTTAATACTAAAGTAGAGAAATATAAAAGATTTAGAGGAAGACTTAGAAATTTTAATATAGTTTCTCCTGTAGTTCAAATGAGATTATCTGAATTTGGTCGTAGAGAACATTATCCAAATGTAATTCAAACTCACCCTAATGATCAGAATGATAAAGACAAAGGCTTAAATGCTTTCTACACTGCTTATCAAGGTCAACAAGCTGTAAATGCTCTTAATGCTGAAGGAATTAATACAAGTCAACAAACAGTTGAACAACCACCTTTAGATGAAGCAAAAGAAGAATACCAACGTACATATAAAGATAATAGAGTTATTAGTGGTCAAGAAGCACTAGACTATATTATTCACGATAAAGATTTAGCTGATAAATATATAGACTTATTTGAACACTATTTAGTTTGTGGTCGCCCTATATCTTATAAAGGGGTAAATCATAATGATATAGTTTTTGAAATTGTTCATCCTTTAGATTTTTATTTTCCTACTAGTGTTAATAAAGAACGTCTTGAAGATAGAGATTGGGGAATACGTAGAATGAATATGTCACCTAATGGTATATTAGATTATCATAGAGGACATCTAAGTAAAGAACTTACTAAAATTTTAGAATCTGCTGAAAGTGATTTTGGTATCAATAATGATATTAGAAAATACAGTGGTTATATGTATATGAGTGATGATGATTTTAATGGTCGTTTTAAACAATATTATAGAGGAAGTGAAAATACTGTTGAACATTATCATATAGTTTTTAAATCATTTAAACGTATTGCTATTCTTACCTATACAAATGAGATAGGAGAAATAAAAGAAATGGAAGTAGAAGATAATTATAAACTTGATAAATCTGTAGGAGATTTAAAATTAGAGTATGATTATAAAAATGCTTTATACGAAACTTATAAGGTTATAATTAACAGCCACGAAGAATACCTAAGAAGTAGAGAAATACCTTATGATAGAGCAGCAGTTAATAATTCTTCTGAAGTTAAACTGCCTTTTAATGGTATTGTTTTGTCTACTATAGATGGACAAATTAAATCTATGGTTAAAGATAGTATTAATTATCAAGTTACTTATAATATACTTAAGTATGCTAAAGAAAAGATGATTAATAAGAATAAGGATAAGATTGCTGTTATTCCTTTAGGACTAATCAATAAAGGTAAAAATGGTTGGGATGAAGAAAAGACAATGTATTATACTGAAGCTAATTCTACCTTATTTATAGATGAAACTTCTCCTACTTATACTAAAGCTATACAAGGACTTAAAGTTATGGATATGTCTTTAGGAAAGTATATCAATGAAGTTGATCAAATGGCTGAACAAGTTAAACAAGAATGGTGGGATAGAATAGGTTTCAATAGACAAAGGTATGGAGAAAGTATGGCTAGTGATGGTAAAGCTAATAATGAACAAGCTATTTTTAGAAGCAGTTTAATTAGTGAAAATGAAACTAGGATATTTGAAAAGTACCAAGAAAAAGATTATGCGGGTCTTCTTGACCTTTCTAAATATGCTTGGATTGATGGAGTAAAAGGACAATATGTTACTACTACAAATCAACAAGCAATATTTGAAATGAATGCAGATAATTATATATATTATCTTAGTAGTGACTTTGATGTACACGTTTCCTTTAGTGGAAAAGAAAAAGAAAAAGTAGAAGACCTTAAAAAGTATATGTTTAATGCTACTCAAAATGGTATGAGTATGCGACCAGTAATGGAAGCTATGGACACTCGTTCTTTTACTATGATGAAAGAAATAATTACCAAAGAAGAGAATGCAAGAGAAGAACTAGAACAAGCTAATAAAGATGCTGATAGACAAACACAACAAGCTATTCAAGAGTCTCAAGCTGCTACTTCTAAAATGGAGAATGACACTAAGATATATGAAGCAGATAAGAAATTTGAAACTGCAGTTACTGTTAAATCTATGGACAATGACGCTAAACAAACAGATGAAGGGGATAATTTATTAGAAGCTATTACCAAAGAACACGAAATTAGTATAGACGAACGAGAACAAAATAGAAAAGAAACAGAAACAACTTCTAAAATAATCAAAGAAGATGCGGAAACAAAGAAAATTAAAAAAGAAACTTCTGTAATAACTAAGGAAGTAAATAACGCAAATAAATCTAAATAATAAAGATATGCCAGAAAACGAACAAACAACAAACGAATTAGACAATTTAGGAGTAGATGAACTTCTAGCAGCAACACAAGG